TCGTACTTCTTCAACACCATGTCAACAGAACGGTGAACAAGTTCGCCGTCCAACCAATATTCCACCCAACGGGTAGTTTCATTTTCTGTATCTTCTACACCTTCTTTTTTTAGAAGAAGGGAGTCATCCATTTCGCCTTTTGTTGTTTGAACCAGCATGTAATCTCCTATGGAAAACGAATTAGTGCGGTTGTTGCTGAGTTCACGGGCATAGTTACAGTGAACGTCTGATTGCTACATGTTTTATCAGCACCAAAATCTAATACCGCAACAGATTTATTACTTCGTGTTACGTTGTATATTAATGCTCCACGTGTAGTAAAAGACGCGTTTGTCCACACAGCATTATTAAAATCTACAAACACTACACCGTCTGTTGACGTTCCGATTGTTACACCGGTTAACTGCTGCCCTCCGGCGGTATAGCCCGTGCCGGTTATTTCATTGTTTGTTGTGTATGCTGTAGTATCTGGCCCCAACGTAGCTAAACCGGTATACAACGCGATATACAACGTATCCGTTGCCAAGTTCTGCCCTGCCTGCAACATTTCTTGCTTGAAACTTGTTGTTATTCCTTGTTGGATAGCCATTACTGAGTAACCTTAATTCTCGCTTGACCATCGCGGTATGCATCACCACGCTCAAGCCCTGTACCCAGACGATTAAGCTGACCAAGAGCTTCTTTAAATTTAGTCTCGTAATACGTCATCATATCTTGCTCGCCCTTCATAAAGATGTAGGCTTCAACTAACGAGCCATACAAAAGTACTGGCGAATAATTATCGCCTAGCCATGAAGAACCGTCTGCATTAATTAGTGTTTGGACAGGGACGGAGAAACCAGAACCTGCACCAAGAATTGTTGTGCTGGCAGTCAGCGAATCGCCAACGGTATAAAACGATCCACCACTACGTAAAGTAACCGCTGTAATCGAACCGCCTGAGACAATAATGTCTGCTGATGCGCCAGAACCTGTACCGCCTGTTAGTGGCACACGATAATAGCTGCCATTGGTATAGCCAGAACCACCCGCTATAGTGCCCAAAAGTCGAATAATGCCCTGAACAATAGACACGGGGTAATAGTAATAGTGCAGCTCAATGTTGTATCTGCTATCTGGTGTAGGAGCCAACATAAAACTCAACTCGTTAGTAGCTCCTCTATTTAATACCTCTGGACCGAATAAAGAGTAGTACTTAGGAATACCTGTGTCTGTTGGGCTGGGATATGCAGCCCTTAAGAAGTTAACATCTTTGTTAAGTAAGTATTCATAGGTGCCCGTTGAATCAATGACTGCCATTGAAAACACCGACAAAAAGTCGGTAGGGCAACTAAGGTATGGGCTGTTAGGCTGGGAAGTGCCTGTGACGTTTCTACGCAGTGGAGGTATTTGAACAGTGTTGTATACACGCTCTTCTGCTTGAGTGACAAAGACAGGAATATTCGCTACGAAATCAGTTTCGTAGTTCTGGGTGTAGTCTTGTATCGTCTGCCAAAGTTCTGCGTAGTTCATTGTAAACTTATTCCTAGCCTACTGTTAACTTAACCCATTGGGCCACGAGCCATCACACCTTTAGTAGCTGCACCTGTACCGCGAATCTTGATACCGTCAGTTTTCTCAGGCTTGTAGTTACCTTTACTAATACCACCAACTGAAGGATTTGACTCGTTCATAGCTGCAGCGCCAGTCTTAAGTGGCACTTTAGCTTCCACATTTTTACCGCTCATAGTGTGGGGTTTAGCGTATTCAGAAGCTTGTCCAATATTCTTAGCCATGTCCTACTCCTTAGCCTGACTTCTGGTTAGCAGCGCGAGCCAAATTACGACCCATAGACTTCATTGACTCACTAGTCACGCCGCCTTTTCTCAAAGACAGTTTTGTACCTTTGCCGCCTTTGTGTTCTTGAGCGTCGTGTTGTTTCATAGCTTTCTTAATCATAGCTACGTCTTGCTTTTTATCGTCTTTGTCCATGTCCTACTCCTAAGTAATCGTGATAGTCACGTTTTCTACTACACCCGCAGATGTCAGGTAGTTTGGTGTTAACCCATCATCGTTTGCACTTGCACCGCCAACCGGTGCCCAATTCCACTGAATAACTCGACTACCTTCACCCGGATAGCCCTGTGCATCTATAGTAGGGGCGCTACCGTTTACCAATTGCAGTCCTGTCAAACCAGATTGTGTATAACTACGATCTGGGCGAGGATTTCTTATCCCCTGCGGATCATCTACCGGATACATACCTAACTGCAACTGCGGCTGATCTGGGTCCCAACACGTTGGGCATACTAACAATTCGTAGTTCTTTGTCTTAACAACTTCGCGTTTAAGTATCTTTAACTTATACCGCATCCCGCAGCGATCACATTCGGCAATCGCATTTTTACCGGATGCAAACCGGTTAGACATTACACAGTGCTCCCAATAAACTGCTGCCTTGGCACAAAACGTATCGCAGCTTTTTCACGATCCTCGTCTGCCGCCAACTGCCATGCTTCATCATACTGTTGTTTCAACAATCCAATACGTTCCATACCTTCAGGAACCTTACCTGCTATGTAATACGATAGACCAGCGGCCATACAAGGAATAAAACGGAACGGTACGTCCATTACGTTAACGCCGCCACCAGCGTCTTGCGTTCTACGCAAACGCCAGTACACGAACTGATAGGGCTGCGATCCGTCTGGGGTAGGCCAAACACTTATGCAGGGGATCTGCGCCCAGTAAACGGTAACCCCGGCTGCGTGTGCTGCTGCAGTAGTGTTCTGTTGCCCACGGAAGCAATTGTTTAATGTACTGCCGGTAATGTATCCGTAGTTAATTAGTTCGTCACCAATCTTAATAAACCCTGCCGCAGGGAAATTCGTAACATTACTAAGCGTAATCGTTGTAGCCGTAGCAGAAATTGCACTGACTAACGTAGCTCCAACAGGTGAAGTCATACCGTTTAGTCGCTGAATCCATACTTGAATTGGGCGGGCTTGTTGCAACTTATTAGGCAACGTAGCGTAAGTAGATACGCTTATTCGGGTGATAGTAAGGTCTGCTTGGGTCGCTTGCTGGTTGGCGTCAGTACGAATAACATGCTCAAGCAAATCAACAGTATCGTCAGGAAGTGCATAAGTATTTTGCCCTTGTACAAGACTAATTAAACCCTGCTCAATAGTCCACATGTTGATACCACGGTTCGCCCATTCAGCAAACATGATATTCAAGCTGCGACGTGCGGTCTTTAAATCATAACCAGTACGTAGCTGACTACCGGCGCGTTCAAACGCCTCCTCGACTAACTCGGAGAGGTCTAAGTTAAAACTAGTAAGACCAGAAGTATTTGCCATCACTTCCTCGCCATTCGCATGTTGTCGATCAAGTTTGGATACGGTCTACCAGCGGCTTTAGCTGATGCTTTAGCTTTAGCCTTTTTAGCAGGGCTTAATGGAGTAGATTTCTTCTTGGGGTTGGGCGTATCCCACACCTGACCACCCTTTGCATACTGAGTAAAATCAGTATCATCCCTACGCGCTTTACGCTTAGGGCCGGGCATCTTAGAAGGGTTAATGTCACCCATTCCCCGAGAAGCTCTCATCTCAGCACGCGCCGCCGCGTTTGTAGTTCTTTGCGCCAGCCATCTTAATGTTGGTGCCTTTGGTTTTGCCTTTTTGTGCAATACCGTCACGGCTAGGAGCGGCAGTCTTAACACCGCCCATTTTTGAAGGGGCTACAAACCCACCTTTAGCGTATTTTTTCATTGCCATGCCTCCTTTTTTCATACCCATAGAATCCGAAATTGCTTCTTTCTTCTTCTCATCAAGTTCTTCTGACTGCGTTTTTTTCTTTAGCGTGATTGGCATACCGTTCCCCTTAGATTTAAAAGTTTTTACCGCCCCACCCATTGCAAAAAGCTCACCTTGGCCTTGACGTGTAGTGGGCTTATTTACCTTCTGTAAATCAGGACGCGATCTCTCCGCGCCCTTAACCTTTTTACCTTTGTCTGCTTGCATATACTCCTCCCCAACAGACTGAGGGATACCAACACGCTTGGCAGCAGCAGGGTCATTAGCGACCATCGCCATCAAGTTATGCTGTTTTTTGGAAACGCTAGGCACGCGTCTTACCTCTCATAGCGCAACCATCTGCACGGGCGGAAGCTGATTTAATAAAACCGCCTTTAGCTTTCTTTACAGGTTGCCCCGGTTGACCCGGCTGCGCTGACCCCATATCGTCATCAACAGGGGGCGTTGTACCTTCTTTAAAGATTTCAACCGGTTTTCTAGGCGTAATTTTTGGGTTATTAACCTTTTCTTTCGCCATGTCATCACGCATCTTTCGCATTTCTTCGCGTTGTTCTGGCGTTAAAACCGATGCTCTTTCAACTGGAGTTTTCTTAGCCATCACTTACCCTCTTTGCGCAATAAGCTGGTCAATTTTTGCTTCCAGCTTGTTAAAGCGTTGGTCAATGTGATCTGTAATTCTTTCAACTTCTGCATTAGTGACGTTATCACGAGCGATCTCCTCACGCGTACGATTCAATAAGATCGTAATACGCGACAATTCAGAAAACTTTTCTTTAACAAAAAAGCTCAATATAGTCAGTAAAAGAGACAACACCGATAACCAAACCGTACTTAACTCTAGCATTTCCATTTTTCCAAATAATTAACAAGTTGTTTAGCACGTTCAGAACTGTCATTCAAGTTACCCGCAGCTAAATTACATCTCCCACAAAGTAAATCCCGCACTTCGCCGGTATTGTGATTATGGTCTACGCAAGGGCGTTCAGTTTTAGTGCCATTTATTTTAAATTGGTTCCCACAACATGCGCATTTACCGCCTTGCGCTAAAATTTTTTCTGCAAATTGCGCGGCTGTAATACCATACTTTGCGGGTAAATTATGTTTTCTAACATCTACTTGCATACATGCCCGGCAAGCATAATTTAAACCAGATTTTTGGTTTTTAGCTTTATTAAACTCCAAAGGGGCTTTCCACTCTCGGCATTTACTGCACCGATAGTTGCCATTTTCATTGGGTTTTTTGGCTACTCTACCCCAATCTCGTTTAACGTTTAACACGCCCATTTCCTCAAACTTTTGTTTATACGGCTGTCCGGATCACTTGCTGTCTTCTTGCTGGTCAGCTTTTTCTTCATACCGGTCATTCGCGCACAGAAGGAGTCCTTGCGGGAACCTCCCTCTGGTTGCGGTGCTTTCAAACCCGGTTTCCCCGGGTTCGCAGCGTTGTAAGAGGCTCGCCCTTTGGCGTTTAGACCACCCTTGGGATTTTTGCCCTCTTTCCTTGTCCATGCTGGTGACTTAGCCATAACAAACGGTAGCCGAAGTAATGTTTGTAAACACTGCATACAAACCATCTGTAGCCAAGATACCTTCCCCCGGCGCAATAAATTGAAATGGTTGCACACCCGTCAGCGTCTTTGTTCGCCATACAACAGGACCAGTATTGTCAGTGCCGTCATAAATAACAATAGAACCCGCTGTACCGTTAGGTAAAAATATAAGGTTCTTTAATCTACAACGCCCAGTAACAAACTGCCCTGTTGCTTCTAAATAGGCGCTCTTAACATCATATTGCATCGTCATGATGCGCTCCTAATTAGACGTTCTGTTGACCGTACAGCGGATCGACGACGAAGTAAGTGATGTAGCCACCAACAGTGCCCGAACCAGAAGTATCGATAGTTACAGTTACATAGCTTAATTCAGCTATAGCTGTCAGTGTCAGGCCACTAGTAATAACACCAGTAGAAGCAACAGACAGGTTGTTAGCGATAGATGCATTGGTAGCTGTACCAGAAACTACGCCAAGGGTGTTCAAGTCAACAGAACCGCCGCCTGCGTCGTTAATAACTACGCCGGTAACAACAGCACCTGCTGGGAGAATTAGATAAGTGGTAAGTAGTGTTGAATCAACAGCTACTTTAGTAGGGGTGGCAACAGATGCGTCAGCGATATAAAACTCCGCTGCCATCATGCCTGAACCGCAATACGACGTACGAGTTTGATCGCCGCCGCCCGAACGCCAAATACTTTGGGTGGTAGAAACTGCCATGATAAATTGTCCTATTCATGCTAGTTAAGTGCAAGCGATCTGCATGAAAGTCAGCCGGGACTGTTCGCAAGCACCGGATTCCCGGAATACTTCTTTATATCACATAAAAAAGGGGGCGGTAAAGCCCCCTTTTCATTAGGCTGCGCCGGACGAACCGTACATACCTAGTGGATCAGACCAACCGAACGAATAACGCTCGCGGGCTTTGTAACGTACGTTACCGGTGTCAAAGTCACCGTCCATTGATGTAGCCAACTTAGTACGAACAAAGTGCTTCATGCCGTTAGGAACATCGGTAGTTAA